AAAATATTTCCAAAAGAACCTGTACAATTATTTGAAAGTATGTATAATAAATACTTTGATATAAAACATAAAAAAGGTAAAGTATGAAGAAATTTACAAATTATCTAGCTGAGTCAAAAAATACACACATGACTCACATAGAAGATTTAATCCTTGACGGAGGAGTCAAGGGAGCCCGCCAAGCTATCCAAGCGCTTAGGTCACTGAGGGATATGTTAGCAGGTAGCACGAAATCACCTGTAGATGTTACTGTTAAATGGGACGGGGCTCCCGCCGTATTCGCAGGAATTGACCCATCAGATGGCCAGTTCTTTGTTGCTAAAAAAGGAATCTTTAATAAGAATCCTAAAATCTATAAGAATCATGATGATATCAAAGAAGATACATCTGGTGATTTACAGAAGAAACTTATATTAGCATTTGATAACTTAAAAGGATTAGGAATCACAGGGGTTATCCAAGGTGACTTTATGTTTGAACGAAAAGACTTAAAGAAGGAAACAATTAATGGAATTCCGCATATCACTTTCCACCCTAATACTATTGTTTACGCTGTACCTACTAACAATGATGTCGCTAAAAGCATCATGGCAGCAAAGATTGGAATCGTGTGGCACACAACTTATTCAGGAGCAACATTTGAAACAATGAGTGCTGAGTTTGGAAAAGAAATTGTACCAAAACTTAAAAAATCAAAGGATGTTTGGATGGTTGATGCTGTATTACCAGACCTTTCAGGCACAGCAACATTAACAGCAAACGACACAAAGGTATTATCAACTAAACTCTCAGCTGCTGGAAAAATGTTCCAAAAAATTCAAGGTAATGTATTAAAAGAAATAGAATCAAATAAAGAATTAAATTTAATCATTAATGTATATAATAACCGTATGGTCAGACAGGGCCAAAGAATTAAAGATACTAAAAAACATGCTACTGGTTTAATTATGTTTGTAAGAGACAGATATGCCAAAGAAATTGATAAGCGAAGTTCACAAAAAGGTAAAGATGTACAAATTAAGAAACGGGACGAATTAGTAAATTTCTTTGACAAAAGTAACCTTAAACAGTTACAGATGATATTTGATTTACAAAATTTAGTGGTAGATAGCAAATTAATTCTTATAAATAAACTAAACAAACTTTCAAAGATAGGAACGTTTGTTAAAACGACATCCGGATTTAAAGTAACCAACCCCGAAGGTTTTGTTGCTATAGATAGAATGGAAGGTGGAGCTGTTAAATTAGTAGATAGATTAGAATTTTCTGCTAATAATTTCAGCAAAGATATTATAAAAGGTTGGGATAATCCTAACTAAATGGGAACCGAGGATAATGGAAATAAAAAGTTTTAGCGATTATATCGTTGAATCCACAAAAGAAGTAACATTTGTTTTTGGTAGGTTTAATCCACCTACTATAGGACATGAAAAGTTATTCGACACTTTGAAAAAATTGTCTAGAGGCGGTGCATATCGCATATACGCTTCAAAATCTCAAGACCCAAAAAAGAATCCACTAACATTTAAAGATAAAGTTAAGTTTATGCGTAAGCTTTTCCCTAAACACGGAAGAGCAATTATGGCAGATGCTGATGTCAGAACAGTTTTAGACATTGCTGTTAAATTATATGACCAAGGATTTACAAAAGTATCCATGGTTGCTGGCTCAGATAGAATTAAAGAGTTTGAAACACTATTAAATAAATATAATGGAGTATCTTCTCGACATGGCTTTTACCAATTTGAAGGTGTAATTAAAGTCTTATCTGCTGGGGAAAGAGACCCAGATGCAGAAGGCGTAAGTGGAATGTCAGCTTCAAAATTAAGATTATTTGCTTCTCAAGGCGATGTAACTAATTTTTCAAAAGGTATTCCATCAGCAAATACACAAGTTGTAAATGATTTATACCTTGCTATCAGAAAAGGTATGGGATTAAAGAAAGAATCTGTAAGGCGACATATTGAATTACCTACAGTATCTGAAACAAGAGAAGAATATGTTGAAGGTAATATCTTTAATGAAGGCGAACCAGTAAGAATTAAAGAAACAAAAGAACAAGGTATTATCTTACATAAAGGTAGTAATTACTTATTAGTATCTTTAAAAGAAGGTAGAAAAAGAGTTTGGTTAGAATCAGTAGAATCTATGGCAGGTGAATTAGGAACCGATAAATTAACTAAATCATATTTAGATGCTACACCCTTTGCAAAAATCGTAAAAGACGAAAAAGAAAAAATGACTGTAAAGGATAAGATTAAAAAATCAGATTATTATAAAGGTTTAGCAAAGTCCACAAATAAAAAGAGACATGCACAATTTGCCAAGCAGTCTAAAATGGACGATGATAACCCAGCAGCTTATAAACCAGCTCCTGGCGATAAGGACGCTAAAACAAAGCCGTCTAAACATACGAAGAAATATAAACAAATGTACGGAGAACATTTTACATTTGAAGATTATATGATTGAAGATAAAGGTAGTGCTAAAAAGGCTCTACAGAAAAAGGCAGACAAATCAGGAATGCCTTATGCTATATTAAAGAAAGTTTTTGATAGAGGAGTTGCAGCATGGAGAACTGGCCATAAACCAGGGACTACTCCAATCCAATGGGGATTAGCAAGAGTTAATTCCTTCGTAACAAAATCAAGTGGAACATGGGGTAAAGCAGATGCTGACCTTGCAAAACAAGTAAGAGGATAAAAAATGAATTTTAAAGAATTAAGAGAAAAATATAGAAGCAAATATCCAGCGTCTTTGGTATCAGCTGCTGTAAAAATCGCTATAGATATGGCTGGGAATATGACCGGTGCATATAAAAAAATCGAAAACATGAAGCGCGGATTGGGCGATGACCCTATCGTAAAAGATGCTTTAAGAATGGCCAATGAATCTGTTGAAGAAGGAACAATGGCTATTGGTATTAAAGATAGAGACCCAAAAGAAAGAGCAAAAGCACAAGCACAACTGAAAGTATTGTTAAAGAAAATTGGTAATAAGAAAGTAGGTTCTAGAGAGGGCCAAGACTTTGATGATAAGTTGGATTACGACATATTGTCAGACGATGAATTAGCAGATGAATTTGCAAATCCAAAAAACAAAAATATGAAAGTCAAAGACTTATTAAAGAAACATTCAAAAAGACTCAATGTTAATTTTGATGAATCTGTTGAAGAAGGTATGTCACCAGCTGACAAGAAGAAAAGACTTGAAATGATTAAAAAGGCTGTTGAAAAATTAAATGCTAAAAACGATGCAAAAGCAAAAGCTGATTTTCTTAAACAAATGAAAGATATGGTAGATGAAGAAGTATTAAACGAATTAAACTTTTCATACGCTTTCTTTGATAAAGCTGATTTAAACAAATTTATGGTAAAAGCATTAAAGGTAAAAGGACTAACTGTTATTGATAGTGAAAAACAGGCAGGTGGACACTATACAGTTAGAGTTAAAGCTGATGATAAAAAAATCATTGCGAAATCTAATTCACTTGCATTACAGGCAATGTCATAATGAAAAATTTTAAACAACTCAGAAACGACCTATCAGAAAATTATAATCAAGACTTAACTCTTGCTACTAAGAATATAGCAAGGCTTTCCAATAAAGAAAGCGGTCAAGATAAGAAAGACTATCAGGCAGTATCTAGAGCTCTTGCTCAAGGTAACCTCGGTGCAGTTAAGAAAGTAATTAAAGGTATTTCAACAAAAGAAATACAAGCTTATATATTAAACGTCCTCGTAGGTTATAACGACCTAATTGCTAAAACGTATCCTAAAGCAATGTCAGGTGGAAAATTTAAAAGTGGCATGACCGTAGATAAAATGGTTAAAGAAGATGCAGAAACAATTGAAGAAGTAATGTCGCTCGATAGATTAAAAAAGAAGTTTAAAAGAGACATTGATAACTATAATAAAAGAAATAAAGACTTGCCAAAAAACGTAGAGAAGGCACTTCAAATGTTTGCTATTAAAAATGGTGAAATTAAAACTGATGACCCAGAAGAATTTGACGATTGGTTAATGCAAAATATTGAAGAAGCTACTATTGAAGAAGCAAGAATGCCTATGTACAAACAAACTAAGTTTGAAGGTAAAGAGTTCGATAGAAAGAAAGAAATTAAAAGTTTAAAGAACATGCAAAAAGCACTTCATAAACTCGCAAAGATGCAAGATGATATGCAATACACTGCTGAAACAGGTGGAACTAGTAAAGACGGAAATCCAAATGCAATTTATCAAGCTCTAGTAGAATGTGAATGGGCACTATTTGCATACATGGGTGGTATCGAAAGAGGTAAATGGGACGGTACTATAGACATGGAT